GAAAAACCATTATCTGATTCTGAGGTTGATATTGTTGTAAAACAACATGACAAAAAAGATTGGGGTTATAAATGTAATGATCAACCAATGTGTAGTTTATGTGACAAGACATTATGTAGATCAAGAAAGTTTGGTATTGGTCAAGAAGTATTATTTCCAAATCTTACAGACTTACAAGTCATAGATTTAGAAGATCCATATTATTATCTTAATGTGGATGGAGAAAGACTAAAGTTAGAAAGTGTAAAACATTTACGACAACAAAGTTTATTTCAAGAAGCGTGTATGGTGCAATTAAAAAATAGACCACCTTCACTAAAAGAAAAAGACTGGGTGCATATAACAAACATATTATTAAATAATGCTGAAGTTACAGAACCTGCTGAGGGTTTACGTACAGAGGATCAGTTATACAATCACTTACGAGAATATTGTTTAAATAGAACACAACTAGATTCGAAAGAAGACTTACCAAGAGGCGGCACTTGGACTAACAATGGTTATCACCACTTTGTATTTGATAAATTTTATCACAATCATTTAATGCGTAAACGTTGGGATCTTGGCTATTCAAGAACGGCAGAAATGTTACGAGAAAAATGTAGTTGTACGGATAAAAGAATAGGCAAAAATAAACTGTCTGTTTATGTTGTCGAAGAATTTGAAAAGAAAACAGAGGAATACAAACAGAAAAAATTAAAGGAGGAAACTCCATATTGATAGCAGCGATGGAACTATTGGCAATAACAATGTTTACTGCCCTCTGGATCTATCTTCATTTAATAGCATAAGAGAAAAACATGGAAGCAAAAAAAATAACATGGAAAGGTATGACATTTAGAAGTAAACTAGAAGCAAGATACTATAACCATTTTAAAAATTTAGGATGGGATTTTGATTATGAACCTGATGTTCCTGGTTTGGTGGGTTATCAACCAGATTTTGTAATATATCCTAATAAAAACAGAGATAGTTGGTTTGAAGAATTTAAACCAATTTATGTAGAAATAAAACCAATACGTGATGTACTTAGTTATTATGAAGACCCAGAATACAAAAATTTTAGAGAAAAAATAAAAAGGTGTTGGAATCCAAAAAATGATTTAATTTTATTTGGGGGATCTTTAAAAGGAAAATTTGACCGTTCTGCAACAGCCCTTTGTTTACAAAATGAAATATATAATCATCCTACTTCATACGGCTTTTATTATTCATATCATCGAGGATATTCACAAAATATAGGTTTAACATTAATGCATATGTATGAATACATATTAGACAAGGATACTTCTCACATCTTTTTTGATTATAGATTAGATAATCCATCAGATACACGATATGACAAAATAATAGAAAAAGTAGAAAGTTCTTGGAATAACGCATGGTCACAAATGAGATGGGAACCAAAATGAAATATACAGATATATGCGGCAGAGATTTTAAAAATAAATCTAAAGCGTATAAATTTTTTAGAAGTTTAGTAAGAGAAACGGTAGACATTGGTTTAAATTATGTGGAACCTATAATAGAATTAACAGAGGAGACACCTTTAAAAAATTCTCATGTTGTTAATTTATTTCAAAATTATCTAATAGATGGGGATTGGTATGGTAGAAAAACTAAAGGTCAAAATATTAAAAATTTTGTTTTAATTAAGGATGATTATAATGACTATTGTCTTGGGTTTAGATTAGAAGATGATTCTATTGAATCAGTTACTGCTAAATCATATTTATCTTGTTTTGGAAAAGGAACTCAAACAGATGATGAAAGACTACATTCTGCTATGAGGTATGAAGTAAAATATCAATCAGAAGAATATAGAAAAAATAATCAACATATTCAAGAATGTTTTGATTGTTCTTGTCCCCGAGAAGCTGGTT